GTCAGAGCCGGAGTGTGGACGCGATTTTGTGCCATGCGTAACGAGCTAGAATCAGGTGGCATGAAGCCTAACGAGGCTTACGCGGCTGCTGCATCTAAGTTGTTAGATCGTGAGGTGAAGGAGAAAGAGGAGGCTGAGTTAGACGGGGTAGTTGAGAGTGATGTGTTTACTGAGACGGGTGCGTCTACTCCGGAGTGTGTAAGTTGGGTAGCCAAGCACATGATGGTAAAAGACGTATTACCCGAACAAGCCCCTAGCAGTGAGGCGTGGTCGATGTTATGTTGGGCAAGACGTAACAATCAGAACGAGGCCCAATTTTGGGGTCAGATATACACCAAGCTTTTGCCAAGCAAGAGTCAGTTAGAGGCAGAGCAGCGGTACAAGGACGACGGGCGTAAGGTCTTGTCGGTCATTGAAAGGCTGAGGCGTGAGTAGTTTTTACTCGACCGTGCCAAAGAACTTTGAAGAAAATTTAGAATTTCGTAGTCAGGTTTTAGATGCAGCTTTACAAGACCCGGACGCGCGCGAGGAGCTTTGGATTGCTTGTTCTCGTGACTTGCTGTTCTATGTGAATGTATTTGGTTGGACATACGACCCGCGAAAATCAAACGGCGTTTTGCCCTTTATTACCTATCCATTCCAAGACGATGGTTTATCTCAGATACAGGACTGCATTCAACACGGCAGTGACCTTGTTATCAAGAAGAGCCGCGACATGGGTGCATCGTGGATGCTGCTTACGGTGTTTGAGTGGTTCTGGCATTTTAAAGACGGGCAGAGTTTCTTACTGGTTAGCCGTAACGAGGACTACGTAGACAAGACTGGCAACCCTAAGTCTTTGTTTTGGAAGATTGACTTTATTCACAAGCACTTACCCAACTGGCTTTTGCCAACCATAACTAGAACCAAATTGAGGTTGACCAATGACGACAATGGAAGCACTATTGATGGTGAGTCTACTACTGGTGACGTGGCTCGTGGTGATAGAAGAACAGCTATTGGACTTGACGAGTTCGCTGCTTTCGAGGTTGACTCGTCTTACAGGGCGTTGGCTTCGACACGGGATGCAACACGTTGCAGAATTTTTAACTCTACTCCGGCTGGATCGAGTAATGCTTTTTACGACATTGCTCATGCAGAGGGTTTTGAAAAGCTTGCTCTACACTGGTCACTACATCCTGAAAAAGCTGAGGGCTTGTACGAATCAAATGGAAAAATGCGTTCACCATGGTACGACGCAGAGTGCAAGCGTTGCGCACACACACAAGAAATATCCCAAGAGCTAGATATTGACTTTGCCGGATCTGATTATCAGTTCTTCGATCAGACGATGCTCACCCGGCAGATCAACGAGTTCTCCAAACCCCCAATGAAGGTTGGCGATGTACAAATTCATCAAGAAAGTTGTAGCGTTATGGCCTTTGACCAAATGCCCAACGGGCGTATGCGGCTCTGGTTCGACCCCGGTGCGTCGTGCAAAGTGCCTTCGGATGGCCCGTTTGCTATGGGTGTTGACATTGCTACTGGCACTGGCAGCAGCAACTCAGTTATTTCGATAGGCAATTGTAAGACTGGCGAAAAGGTTGCTGAGTTCGTGAGTTCCAAGACTAGACCCGAAGAACTAGGCAGAATTGCCGTAGCTTTAGCTAGATGGTTCGTTGACAACAACGGCAAAGGGGCGTATCTGGTTTGGGAAGCTCCCGGCCCCGGCAGAAATTTTGGAGATACTGTAATAGAATCTGGATATAGAAACTTCTATTTCAAGCAAGATGATGTTAAACTCAAGAGAGGGAGTGGAACCAAAATTCCGGGTTGGTGGCCTACCAAAGATAATAAGCGCGCACTGTACGCAGATTACAGAGACGCACTCGCAAACGGTAGATTTCTGAATCGGAGCAAAGATGCACTCTCTGAGTGTAGGGAAATTGTTTATACACAGCACGGATGGATTCAACACTCTAAAACGAACTCTTCGATGGATCCGAGTGGCGCACGAGAAAACCATGGCGATAGACCTACGGCAGATGCGTTACTTAACCTTGGTATGAAACAGAAGGTTGTTTTACAAGGTGGTAAAGAGACGATCATTGCCGAAGGTTCACTCGCGTGGCGTAGGCGTGAACACGAAGAAAAACGCAGGCAAGTGGAATACTGGTAATGGCAAAACAAAACTCTTATAACGATAAAATGAGTCGTCTCTCTGAGGCGATTATGTTCAGCCGCAGAAAAATGCAACCGTTCCGCGAAAATCGCTTAAAGGCGATTAGGCAGTACGTTGGCACTAACTACAGTGACTATGGGTCGGACGATAAAGTACCTATTAACTTACTTGAGCAGGCGATAAACATTTATCGTCGTATGGTTGCTGCTACAAGACCACAAGCTTTAGTTAGAACTAAAAACTCTGAGCTTAAAACAGAAGCAGCCGACTTTGAAACCATGGTCAATCATACACTTGATGAAATTGGTTTTGAAGAAACGCTACAACGTTGGGTTCTTGACTCAATGTTTGGTCTAGGTGTTGTGAAAGTAGGACTTAGCCCCGGTAGAGCTGGCGAAATTGATGGCTTTACTCATGATGTAGGCCAAGTTTTTGTAGACAACGTAGACTTTGAAGACTTTTGCTTTGATATGACGGCAAAACGTTGGGATCAAGTGCAGTTTTGTGGCAACCGTTACACGTTGCCTTACGAAATGGTCATGGATTTAAAGCTTTTTGGCGATAAACCTGTTATTTCTAACCCATATCACCGCAGTACAAACGAACAAGGCGACGAAAGAGTAGGAACACTGCAAACTGGCGGCGAATCGCTAGGTACAGAGCAGTATATGCCTACTATTGAGCTATGGGATGTGTGGTTGCCTTACGAAAACGTAATTGTAACCGTGCAAGCAGACACACAATCTGGTGGTTTTTATAACAACGAACCTTTACAAGTGGTTGACTGGGCAGGGCCTGAGTGCGGGCCTTACCACTTGCTCTCGATGGGCGATGTACCCGGCAACATTATGCCGTTGTCGCCAGCAAGCCTGCTCATAGACTTGCATGAGCTTGTTAATCGCTTGTTTAGAAAGCTCGGTCGTCAAGCTGAACGACAGAAAACACTTACTGTTGTATCAGGCGGTGCAGAAGAAGACGGTCGCCGCATTGTTAATGCTTCTGATGGTGACACAATTCTTTCTGACCGCCCAGAAGCTACTAAGGAAATGAAGTTTGGTGGAGTGGATTCACCATCGCTTGCATTTATGATCCAACTAAAGGATATGTTCTCATACCTTGGTGGTAACTTAGATTCTCTAGGCGGTCTTGCACCAAGTGCTAAGAGCGGTAAGCACGATTCGTTGCTTAAACAATCCGCTTCTGTACGTATCGACGATATGCAGGCTAGAACAACTAACGCTGTTCGTAAAGTCATAGAATCAATATCTGATTATATTTATTACGATCCAGCTCCATCTACTCGCGTATACAAAGATATACCTAACAGCGACCTATCAGTGAAGGTGGACTTCGATCCAGAGATTCGAGAAGGAGACTTCTTGGATTATGCAATTGATATTGCACCATACTCGTTGCAATCACGTAGTCCGGGCGAACGACTACAAGTAATTAACCAGATGATGCAGCAAATTGTTATGCCTATGTCTCAGCAACTCCAACAACGTGGCATCGTTCCAGATATGGATCGGTACATGGAGATTCTTGCTAAATACTCCCATATGTCAGAGCTTGAGGAAATACTCAAGGTTGCTGACTTTGCAGAGAAAGAAACTATGCAAGAGATGGCTGAGATGGGCGGTAAAGGTGGTGAGGGGTCTTCTAAGGCTCCTGTAACCGAGCGACGTTATGTTAGGGAGAACGTAGCCATGGGCGGCACACGGGCGGGCAGGGACTCTGAAATGACGAAGGCTTTGATGAACGGCGGGGATGCGACCGCTGTAAGTCAAGCCGCTGATGAGGAATAACCTCAGCACACAAGGCGTAAAGGGGGCCATTGTGGAGTTAGAGTCTCACTTTATAGACATTGCAATAACTGTAGTAAGCAGTGCAGTGTTCGGATTGATTGGGTTTGTTTGGAAAGTAAGTCACAAAGTATCGAGTCTAGAAAGAGAAGTTCAAAATCTAGACAGCAAACTTAAAGGTGCAGAGGCACAAACCAAGCACGATATTTCTTACTTGATGAATAAAGTTGATGCACATAACGACAAAATGTACAGCATTGTAAGAAACCAGACGAAAGGCTAAGAATGAACTTTATTAAACGGTTGTTTGAAGACGAAAAAGGCGGCGAATCAATTGAGATGGCATTGGTTGTATCGACTGTAGCAATTGGTACTCTCGCTTCCTATAAGTCTGTGACTAGTAGTTTAGATACTGGCCTTAGCAACATAACCAGTGGTATCGAAGATGGCACTAGCGATGGGTCTGGTGGTTGATGGCTAAAAAGAAAGCTTCAAAAAAAGGCAGCATGAAGGGGATGTCAATCAAGTCCGGCGACAAGCGACCAACCAAGTCGGGCGCAGGTATGACAAAAAAGGGCGTTGCAAAGTACCGAAGACAAAACCCCGGAAGCAAACTCAAAACGGCGGTTACAGAAAAGAAACCGACCGGGAAGAGGGCATCTAGGCGTAAGTCTTATTGTGCTAGAAGTGCAGGCCAAATGAAGAAGTTTCCTAAAGCTGCAAAGAATCCTAATAGTCGATTAAGACAAGCTAGAAAACGATGGCGATGCCGATAGGAGTTGAGAATGCCTACTTATGTGTACACGAATAAAGTAACTAATGAAACTATTACCCGCTCTTGGTCTGTTGACGAAATGATGCAGGCAGAGGGCGAAAAAGACGGTATTGAAGTTGATGGAGTGTTCTTTGAACGCGACTATGCAGAAGAGCATATACCAAAACCCAAGGGTGGCGGATGTGCTGTTTGGCCTATGAAAAGTGACGCGGCAGGTGTTCACCCCAGTCAGTGTGGTGAATTTTACGAAAAGTCTGCTAAGATGGGCGTACCTACCCAGTTTGACAGTAGAACTGGACAAGCAATTTTTACCAGCAGAGGCCATAGGGCCAAGTACATGAAATCTGTTGGAATACACGACCGCAACGGCGGATATGGAGACGGTTAATGGCTGAAGAGAATAACGAAATGTTGAGCTTCCAAGAACCTTCTGATGGTGGGTCTATACCTGAAACTATCGAGGACGTTGCAGAAGTCGAAGAAGTAGAAGCTGTAGAAGAAGAAGAAGCATCTTCTGAGGAAGCCGAAGAGGTGCAAACCGAAGAAGCTGAACCAGAAATTATATCCGAGGCTCCAAACGAAGCGGCAAGCCTTCCATTGGACGTTATCGAAGAAGCCATCGGTTATGGCTTAACTTCAAGTGAAATTGAAGAATTAGGGTCTGAGGAAAACATTGCCGCAGTTCTGCAGATTCTTGATCGGCAGATTGATAATACCGCTACAGATGAACCCAGCGATTCAGTCTATGGCGACGACGAAGACCCATTCGTTGACTCCGATGAAAATCCCGGTGTTAATAACTCGGAAGTTGCCGAACTCCGAAAGCAGATAAGAGAGTTACAAAGTGCCGTCAAAGGCGAAAACAGTAACCCTATGTCTGAAAAACTCTTTAGTTTGCTTGACAATGACTACAACGACCTGTTCGGTGAAGTCGGCGGAGATCAAACGAAAACACAAAAACGCAACCGTGGCAAAGTGCTTCAAGAACTTGACACAATGAAAGCGGGTTACAAAGCACGAAAGAGAGCAATACCTAGCGATAGGCGATTGTTTAAACAAGCTGTGCGTAGCGTTTTTGGCGACCATGAATCCAAGGTCGTGAAAAAGAAATTTGCGGATTCGGCTAAAAAGCGTAAGTCTCAGTTCATTCAAAGAGTGAACTCTAGAGACGCGCGCAGACCCCAAGATGGTCGCAACTCTGCGATAGATTCAGTCAAGAAGTTCTTGGCGGATCGCGGATACAGCGATTTGGAGTCTGTTGAAACTTTCGATTGAGGTAAAAAATGGCTACTTTACAAGCTGATGATATTGCTGATCTTATTAAGATCACGCAAAAGGACTTGGGAAAGCTGCGTTGGACAGACCTTTCCTATGATTTACAAGATTATGTCGCCCTTCCTGCAATTCTGCAGAAGGAAAAAGTTGCATACGGTTCCGGTTTCGGAATGCAGTGGAACGTAATGACTGGCACTAGTGGTGCTACGAAGGACGTTGGACTGTACGAAGTAGATAACGTCAACGTATCCGACGTTATGCAGACTGCTACCGTGCCTTGGCGACACATGACCACTAACTACGCGATTGAACGACGCGAAATCGCAATGAACACTGGTGCTGCACAGATCGTTGATCTGGTTAAGATCCGTCGTCACGACGCGATGGTTGACCTTGCCAAGCACATGGAATCACGTTTCTGGTCACGACCTGCAACCAGTGGTAACAACACTCAAATGTACGGTGTTCCTTACTGGATTGTATGGAACCAAAGCACCACTGATGGACTCTTCGGTCGTTCCGCAGGTCAAGCAGATGGTGACTTTAGTGACGTAGGCGGTCTTAGCCCAGATACTCACACTAACTGGCGTAACTGGACTGCTAAGTACACTTCAGTATCTTCTACTGACCTTATCCGTAAGTGGCGTAAGGCTGCAACGTTCACTAACTTCATGGCTCCTTCGCCAAGCCCTTCATACGGCGGCGGTGATCGTTATGGTTACTACACCAACTACGATGTAATTGGGCCACTCGAAGAAGTTCTTGAATCACAAAACGACAACCTTGGTAACGATATCGCTTCCAAGGATGGTCGTCTTCTCTTCCGTCAAGTTCCCGTTCAATGGGTTCCGCAACTTGAAAGCTACACTGGTGATCCGATTTACGGAATTAACTGGAGCGTATTCAAGCCTGCATTCCTTTCTGGTGAATACCTTCGTGAAGAAGGCCCAGTCAAGGCTAGTAACCAACACACTGTCTTCCAGACACACGTTGACCTTACTATGAACCTCATGTGCTATGACCGTCGTAAGAACTTCGTTCTTGCTACTGCCGAGCCAGATTCCAACACAGCCTCAACTCAGAACGGAAACGCCTGATAGCAGGTAGAAAGGATTTTATACAATGGCTAATTACACTGAATATAGAGACGCTACTGATACTAGTGCGTCACCAAGCCCAGTAATTTGGGCTGACTGTCCTGCTAATGAAATTATTAGTAAGGGAAACGGGGTTCTTCAATTTGAAGACTTTATCAGCGGCGGCGATATTATGGCTGACGCTGGCCCTAGTGGTGTATTTCTCGACACAGGAAGTACAATTGTTTATTCTGACGAGGTAAATGGAGCAATTGTTCTCACCCACGATGGTGACGCAGCAAATGATTCTATTAGCCTTTTCGGCTCACCTGCATTTCAGATTGCGGTAAATTCTGGCAGTCTTTGGTTTGAAGCAAGAGTTAAGTTTAACACTGCTGCTGCAGATCAATATGGGTGGTTTGTTGGCTTGACCGACGCGACTGCTCCATCGGCAACTGTTCCTCTGACTGCTGCTTCTGCACTTTCAGATCACAACACCGTTGGTTTCCATAAGCCAGAAGAAAACTCATCCGCTTACGATACGTCTTACAAAGCGAATGGTGTTACTGCAGTTGAAGTAAACTCTAACGTGGGATCAATTGTTGCAGATACTTATGTCAAGCTTGGCATGAAGTTTGATAGCAGCAGCAGCGTTTTAAGTTTCTTTATTGATGGTGTTCAGCAACCAGAGACAAAGACAATTCCGTCTGCGGCTGGTACTGATTTCCCTAATGATGTGGCGTTGAAGTACATAATGACTTGTGTAACTGAAGCGAGTGCAGCAAACACAATTACGTGTGATTGGATTCGCATTGCACAAATGCGGGCGCAATAGCACTTAGAAGAATCTCTTCTCCCCAGCAGCCAGTGGGTGTTTCTTAGGAAGCACCCGCTGGTTCATTATTTACGCTTTGTCTTTTTCTTTTTCTTACTAGACCAAGAAACAGAAGAAGGGCCTTTCTTTGCAGAAGTCCCTTTCTTAGTACACATGGCTTTGGTTGGACGGCAAGCAGGGTAAGGTCGTTTAGAACCACCCTTGGCAGATTTTCTACCGCAGGGCTTTCCGGTTTTACAATCGACCCACCCCTTGCCTTTGTTACGACTAAACCAACCGTGAAGCCCTTTTTTCTTTTCAGCAGAAAAACTAGCTTTACGTTTCTTAGCCATTACTTTTTACTTGCTTTCTTCATTGCCATGAACTTCTTGTTCACCTTCCGGGTTGATTTTTTCTTCGAGGGTGCCTTCTTCATTTTCTTTGATTTGCCGCGCATTGCTAATACCTTTCCGGCGATTGTGTACATACTCCAAGAACTCCGCCGTACAGTTCTTGTAGTAACCTTGTTTTTCTAAAGACTCACTAGCTTTGTTTACTTTAGATAGTCTTTGAATAAATATCATTGAGTATGGCTCATCAACTAGGTACTCCCAGTTAGTAGCCTCCTCTTCTGGCTGGCCTGTGTCAGGGCCTTCTCCCGGTACAAATGGCATAAGAACAATGTCGTCTTTTCTTATTTCATCATTCTTAGCTTCGCACCAGTCTTCTATTTCTTCAAATGCCCAATCTTCGGCTATGACTATGAGCAGGTCACAAGAATCATCCCAACCTTGTATGTGGTCAAGAACAATATCCTTGTCACCAAAGTCGAACTTGACACGGTTGTTAATCCACGCAGCCTTGGCATAAGGACACGGAGGCAGGCCGTTGAAGTGGTCAGAAGTCACTTCTAAGACGCTAGCACTCCATTCCTTGATCTCTGTGATTATGTCAATCTTCTTTTTTGATGATAGGTAGTCAACCATAGTTTACTTTTTCCGCGAAGACGTACCCCAGTTTTTGGCCCCGACCTTTCGGCATCGTACGAGCGCGCCGCTCGCATACGCGCTGGGCCATTTGGTGTATCGACTCTTGACCTTGTGGTAACAAGCATCCTTTTTCGCGGAGGTTTTTTTCGTACTTGCCATCTTGCGCTCCATCCTTATTTATCCAAGCTCTTGCACTAGCGTGCAGTGAGCTTCTTGCCATACCTAGTAATTTAGCTACATCACCAAAAGACAAAGCATTTTGGCTAGTAGGAGAGAACTTCCATTTGTCCCAGCAGATTACACCGACAGCTCTACGTGCAGAAACTATCCGCATGTTCTTTGTGCCACCAGCAGTGATTAGGTCGTAGTAAGACAACCCCCTTGCTGCAGCCACTTCTTTGATTATTTCTATTACTTCAGCTTTAGTCACTAGTTCACCCCAAGTCTGCCAAGCCTTCTTTCATCAGAAGGTAGATCGGTTCTCTCTTCACTTGATTTTGCGAGATCCAGAACATCGCTCAACGTCAAGTATAAAGCACCACCGTTCAGACTTCCATAAGCTAGGTTCCAGTTTTTAATCATTTGCTCGGCTTTATCTCTGTCTGTGTTGTAAGCAGCAGCTACCCGTCTGCGGTAGTCGTTCCATACTTCCTTTTGTTGCAGAGCATTAGCAACTTCTAGGTACTTACTGGTTTGGTTAATACTGCGTAACCCCAAAGCATTCAAGAATTTATCGTAGAAACTAAGGGTTGCCATCATTTCACCAGTACCCGGCTTAATTGATTCTGTGCTTAGAACCCCTAGAGGCGTAACCATTTTTTGATTTTTAACATTAGGGTCTTCAGTAATTTGATCGCCAAACATTGCAAGTTCTAATGCAGCCCTAAAACCTCTTGTTGCACCACCACCACCAATAAATACATCTGCTTGTCTTGCAAGCATTGAACGACTTTCTTCGTCGATTGTAGTAAATTGTTCAACAGAATCAGACACCATTGAATATGTAGGCCCACCAAAGAACTCTAAAAGGCCACCACCACCAAAGTTAGTCAAGCTAATGTTTGCTGTAGCGTCGATTCCTAAAGCGGAAGGTGCGCCATACATAATCGCTTCAACCAAATTACTGTTAAGGTGTTGTTTAAGGTAGTTAATGGCCTCAAGTTCATTGTTAAACTTGTTTGGCATACTGGGCAGGTGTTCATCGTCTAGGGCTTTCTTAAACGTGCCTAGAACGCCCTGTGCCGACATTGCTACCAAATATGCTGCAGAACCCAGCAGGCTGGCTTTGAAGCCGCCCAGTGCCGTGTTAGCGATTAAGAACCTTCGTAAAGTGCCGTCAGGTAGTCCTTCTAACCCGGTGGGGCCTTTACCAAATTCTTTGAGGGCTAGAGAAGTAGCCATTCCAAAGGTTTGAACTGGGTATCTCTTAAACTGCATAAGAGTTTTAGCACCCTGACCACGGAAAATTCTAGCTTCATTAGCCTTTTGGAAACGATACTGCGTGAAGTGTTGTCCATAAAGCAAACCGTAATTAGCAGCGTCTTTTGCTTCCATACCAAGGTTTTTGCGGGCATGGTTATACAAAGCTACAAACGCGAAGTTTTGATTTCTAGACTCTGAGTTGGCATTCCAAACTTTGCCAATTACCTTATTCATGCCAGCGTGCAGTACAGCTTGAGCAGCCAAGGTGTTTGGCCCTAGTGAGTCACCAAACTTGCCCTTGTCATACCGACCATTAAGATCGAAAGAACCCCAGTCTTTAAGTATTTGCTTACCTTCAGCACTGTTGTAAACCTTTATTGCGTCAAGGGTTCCTTTGAAACCTAACAGGCTGTAAATTTGCGTGGCCTGTGTACTGTTAATTAGGTGTTGGCCTACTTTTAACAACTGTCGGTAAAACTGCAAAGCACGTAACCCTGACAATCCAGACTCTACAACATTGCTAATACCTTCAGCAATTGGCCCTCTTTCTCCACCTGTAGCTTGTCTAAACTTGTCAACCATTGCTCCTCGTGTTCCAAAGACGGTGTGTCTCATAAGTTCACGAGCGTATTCACCCATCCAAGGGTTTGCTGCATCGGTTTCTACTTTGCCGAGATCACCCTTGGTTTCTTTTTGCAACTCACGGCTTAACTTGTTTCTGTAGTGGTTTGCAATAGCTATCTCAAAGACCTTGTTAATGTCTTTAGAGTAGTTCTTCGTACCTTTACGTTGTAAGAGTGCTTGATTAAACGCAGTTTTAACTGGCTGGCTAGAAATCTTGCCTGACAAAGCCTTGTTTATTTCAGAAGCGTAAGCACCAGAGTGTTCCCGAATTGCATTAACAAGCCTTCTCTTTAAGTGAAAAGGCATGTGAACAACGTCTCTGGGCATGGTGTTGCCCTTAGACATCTTGACTTTGAATGATAGCGACTCTTCTGATCTTCCTTCTCGAACTTCTGCAGCTCTAAAGCCATCTATTTCTTTTTCAATCATTTGCATTATGTTCAAGCGTTCTAACTTCTCGCCTTGTTTTTCGCCTGAACCAATCTTGACTGTAGAAACCTTTTCTCCGCCTCTGAACACATTGACTTCGGCTCTTTGATTACCAAAGAACATATGCGGGAAGTAGTTGTACTGGTATCCGTAGTTGTCTGGAACAAGTTGTTTTTTCAACTCAGCCGCAAAAGCTTCTTTATCTAGGCGTACTCTACCGCCTTCAGAATTAAACTCGAATAGCTTGCGGTTTGTACCTTGCTCTTTGACTACCTTCACCTTCAACTCGGGTTTTGCTTCGTTCGCAAAGTCTGCTTTTTTCTGTGCGTTAGGCTCAGATTTAAACCTAATGCCTACGGAACTTCGTTTGGTATCTATATCGAACAGCCTTTGTTCTTCCATCACCTTCTTCATTTCCATGATGTATTGCTGTTCTTTTTCATTAAGGTTTTTAGTCAACGGGTGTGACTTCAAAGCCTCCATTGTTGGCTCTATGCGTGTTTCAAATATTTCACGGAGAAGATCGTTTTTACCATTAGCAACTGTAGAAGTTTTATCTTTTTCCATTGCTTTGGAAAGTCTTCTCATTCTGTCTAAAACTTCGTTTCTTTCATTTTCTATTCTTGCCTCTATCGCAATTACTTTCCTAATCAAAGATTGCATTGCCTCGTTGCCAGTCAAGATAGAAAGGTTCAAAGGATCCATAATAGACCTCAGACCTGAAGCAACTGCACCTCTTGGGTCTTTAGGAGCAGCAGATGACTCAATGTTTTCAAACTGCACTTCACCCGGAGGAGGAGCTTCTGAAGTTGATTCTTCCTGTGCTTTCTCTTGTTCTTTGAGCTGTCTTTCAACTTCCTTCTGTGAAACAGGAGCTTTTTCAGTGCCTTTGGCTAAAACTTCTCTTGCACCGTCTGCAAGCTCTTTTTCTTGCTTAGACATAATTGCTTCGCGTCTTGCCTCACTTGCTCTTGTAAGGTTTTCGCTGCGAATCATAATTCTGCTTGGGACATACTTGCCGTTAAACTTTCTAGGTACAACAGTAAATACGCTGCCCAAGTGCGTAAATGTCATGGGTTGACCGGGGAATTTGGGGAATTTAATGGCACGCATTGCAGCGTCAATTACGCCGGGGTAATTTTGTTCGAGGTTTTTAATGACCTCTAAGTTTGGCTTCTTGTCTCGGAACAGATCAAGTTCAGCTCTTTCTTCTTTCATTTTCTGAATAAGAGCTTCTTGTTTTTCTAAAGATGTACTTTCTTCTTTTACAGATGCCTTCTCAGCTAATGTTTCTCGTTCAGCCTTAGCCTTTGAAACAACTTCTTTGCTTGTGTCAGCAGCCTCTGCAATTCGTTCTATGGCTGTATTAACTGTGTTTATAACAGAAGCCTTGGTTTTACCTTTAGTTGTAGAAGGCTTTTCTGTTCCTTCCGCAATTTTCATAAGGTTTTCAGTTGGGACTTTTGTTCCAACTGCAGTGTTACGTTTGCCCCTACCTGTAACGCCAACGCTTTCTAGGCCAGACTTCTGGTATGCAACCCATTGTGCCATCTCAACTGGTCGTAGATTAGTAAGCTTACTTGTTATTTCTTTGGGCAAGTGGTTAATCATCATAGAAAACACTGATGCTGACACGCCTATATCTGGCCTTGTTACCAACAGTGCGTTTCTAAACTCCTGTACTCCCATAAGTTTCCCGCTTATGGCTGCCCATGCTTGACGCATTTGACTAGAAGATTCAGGGTTAAAGGCTAGATTAACCATCCATGTAATTGGGTTGTTGCCTTCTTCTAGGGTTGTAAGCCACTTAAGTGTTGCACCACGAGAGGCAATCTGTGCTTTGACTTGCGAGATACCAGATGAACCGTTGACTACTAAGACACCGCCGCCAATGTCCAATACTGCTGAGTTAAACGATTTCTCTTTACCGTGTGCAATTACAACACTGAAACCGTTGATTCGACCCAGAGCAAACACAGATTCAGCCATGTTGCTGACTACGTTTTCCCCAAAGTCTACTTCTACATTCTCT